GTAGGAACTAAGCTTGGTGAAATCGGCAGTTGGCTTATGGACACGATCATGTATCCATTCAAAAAAATATATGATTGGCTAGGTGGCTGGGGGCCGAACCTGTGGAAATGGATCAAATCAGTAGCTGCAAAAATACCCGTAGTAGGAAAATATCTTGTTGGAGAGTCTACTGAAGAAGCTGCTCCCACGGGAGCAGCAGCAGCAGCTGCTGCTCCACCAACAGCGCCAACACCTACTGGCGCTTTTGCGGAAGCAGCAGGCGCTGCAAAAGGGACAACCAATTTGGCTCTCCAACAAGCACAGCAAAATGCAGCGATGGCAGCACAAAAGAGTTCTCAGACACAGAATATGCTCCAACAACGACAAGCTGCTTTGCAGCAGAGATCGATGATTATGGAGGCCCAAAAGCAGATTGAAACGATGCGACAAGTCGATCCGGCTAAAGCTGCTGAGATGCAAAAGTCTTTGAATCAAGACCTAGAGAGAAATAAATTGTCAATGCCAGCTACTCCGGGTGCGACAGCAACACCAGCGACACCCGGAGGACCAGCTGTCTCAGCTGCACCAAGCATGTCTGGACCCATGGTTCCTCCGTACCAAAACATGGCAGCGACAAAAACAGGTACTGCTGCTGTAACCATGAGTCCAACTGTTGGAGGCCTAGGAGATTTAGCCAAGGTAGGACAAAGCGAACTCGAATACGCAAAACAGCAGGTCGATTTGCTTGGCAAGATTTTGGCAAGCTTGTCTTCTGGTGGTGGTGGCGGTGGTGCAGCTACACCAGCAAAGACTGCAACTGGAGGAACAGATAATTATTTTAAATTGCCAACAGGCAATTTTAATGAAAGCAGCATCAGAGAAGTAACTAATCTATAATTGGTGAACCATGGCAAGAGCTACTAGTTTAAATGGAAGTTTGCAAGCACTATCTGATTGCTACATCAGAGTTGGCAATGATGTTATTTACATGAAATCTTTGCCGAGCATTTCGGATTCTCATGGTGCAAACTACAATCCAGAGAATGGCATCGGTCGTTCTATGCCAACAAGGACATTTTCGAACGGTGGGGACAGAGCAATCAGCTGGGACATAACATTTGTATCAGAAGGAGATTCTGGATTAAGGCAAAATTTAAACTATTATAGGCTACTTATGAGTTGCACATACCCTGTTGATACTGGTGGAAATGTGCCATTCTTACCCCCAAAAATTTTGAAAATAAAATGTGGATCATTGTTGGCTGACCAAGAGTTATGTGTGATTTTGGAAAACATACAAGTAAGCTGGCCTACAGATGTGGCATGGTCTGATGTTCAATATGGATATATACCGTATAAATTCAACTGTCAGCTATCTTTTAAAGTTGTTTATAATTCAGCTGATTTACCCGGACAACAAAGAATTTTATCATTAGGCAGGTAATATGGCTAACGCAATTGATTATGACACACGGTTAAAAGCTTCAAGCTATGTGACATTTACAAGCAGGTACAAAACATCCGATGTCATTTTTTATGGAGATGATCGCAAGACCACATTTACAACTTATAAGAGAAATGAAATACCTCAATCTGAAACAGACACATTTTTAACAGTAACCAAGCCCATTGAATATAGACCTGATCTGGTAAGTTACCGTGCATACGGAACGCCAGATTATTGGTGGAAGATTTTAGAATTTAATCAAATTGCCGATGTTTATGACTTCAAGGCTGGACTAAATATAAGGATACCAACTAACTTAGTGTAAAATATGGCAACAACATGCAACCTACCATTTGAAGCAAAAAAATATGCTTGCGGGCCTATAGCTCAGCCTATGCCCGGAGCAGTAAAATCACCATTTGTTAATATGATTTTTTTCAAAGGACAAAGACAAGTTACCGTAGGGAACAAATCTTCAAATTCTGCCAGTATTGCTGGGCTTGAAGATATTGCAAATGTGGGAACAGCATTTGTAAAGTCTTTTACATATTCTTTTTCCAACGGAGCAGGCGTTGAAGCTACAATTGTCGATACATCAGGTAGTGATTTTGCTAATTTTATGACCATCATGCCAAGCAAGGAATGTGATCCTCAAAAGGGAAGTTATTCGATTGTGGGCGTAGAATTTGGCTGGATTTTTCAGGATTGCAATGGTGTTTATCAGAAATACGGCAGCATAGAAGCAAGCTACGATGACTCCATCATAGATGTTACGACAAGCGATAAGGGCGCAGTTCAAGCTGGAAATTATCTTTGGTTCATGCTTACCACAATAACCGTGACTGAGTCTAGAGGCATTTGGGAATACAAACTTAAGCTTGAGTCGATGATGCAATCTTCTGCTCCATATACTAAAGACTCAAAAGCAATCGGCGCAGACGATCAGAAACAAGAGTTAAAAACAGCCATAGAAACAGCTTTAAAAGAATCATGCAAAAACTATTTCACCTCAAATCAACAAGAAAAGCTTGTTGATGATGCTAAAGTAAAGTTTGTTCGAGTCACTAAAAGTAACGGTGGTGGCGGTGGTTCTGGTGGTAGCCAAAGAATATTAGAAGACTTCAATTTCAAAAATTCAGATGGTGGAAAGAATGGCCCGAAGAGCGTATGGGCACCAGAACAGCAAGACCCTCTTTCAGCATCAAGAAAATGGCTCAATTCCTTCGAGACTGACAGAAATCTAGGAACGGTCATGGTAAGCGATGTGCGGGAGAAAAGACCTGTATTGATGGTAATGGAAAACCCACAAGACCCCTGTATCATTAGCACAGAATGTGCTGGTAATGAGGACAAACCGAAAAAGGTTTACATCGTAAACGGTGGCAACTGCTCTCCTGTGCTCGATTTTAAACCATCCGTTCAACTGGTGTTTATTGAGCCTACAACAAATGTTGGTCCCAACCCAACTAGTATGAATACTACAAATGGGCAACCAAACACAGCGACTGGAAATAATGCAACATCAAGCAAGAATTCAAATAAGTGTTATAAGGGAGAATTGAATCGCAAGGGTGTTGAAACTTCGATGTCTATTCCCGGTTCGAATCTCAATTTCAGAACTCCAGCACAAGCAAATGCGAAGGAATTTAAGAGTATTTGGGCCAATTCAGCTGCTTCCAAAATGTATGAAGTAAGCGCACCAGTAGAATCAGATTTAGTAGTCGAAGGCGACCCAAGATATCTTGATATCATATCATGCATAGGATTAAATATAGGAATTATTTATTTAAATCCTTATGCCATTAGGAATAATGTTGGAGACTGCGACTGGGTTGCCTATCCAAATGTAAACGAGTTTTTTTCACGGACTAATTACATGATACAAAGTGTTGCACATAAGATTGATGAAAGTGGATATCAGACTACATTAAAATTATCGTCGCCAATAGCCAATCAAAGAAGGTAGAGATGAAAAAACTTGCTGATTTAGAAGCTAAAGTATCACAGCTTGAAAATTATATGAAATCGCTGGGGCTAGACAAAGCCATGAAAGGCGGTCCAAAAAAACAAAATGTGCGCTTATTAAAACAAAAGCAATCTGTTTACGGGGTTTACTCTGCTCTTTGTATTGATACTTTGGATGTTTATAAACAAAACAGAATAAGGTTTTTTTCACCACAGCTTCATGATCCTAATTCACCTTACAAATCCTTACCTTTTGCCTACCCTATATCTACTTTGGGAGGTTTTGATGACAGCGGATCGTCATGGGTTCCACCAGCAGGCAGTACTGTTATGTTGGTTTTTGAAGCTGGAAATAGGTCCGTAGGCTATTATCTTGGCACTACTTGGTCTAGAGATAGGGGACCAGATGGACAACATAAATTCCCGATTCCAATACCTGAATATCAAGAAATATATGAGGGAAGAAGAGGTGGCTACTTATGTGGCCCTAACGATGGATCACAGGTTTTGCCACCATGGAATACAGAAAGCTATAACGGATTTGATATAACTAGCATTCAAGATTTAGAAAACTCTCCAAATGCAGCAAAAAGACTGACTTACCCAAATATTTATGGATTCAAAACTCCAGAAAAACACATGGTGAAGATGGTCGATGGAGATGCCAAGTGCAATAGGAAGTGGAAAAGATTAGAAATCATGTCTGGCAACGGCAACTGGATGATTTTCAAAGATGACCATCTGCACTACGCTGGTCAATGGGCGCACCCTGATTGTGGAGTCCGTGCGGGAGATACAAGTTGTGTAGAAGGCGTTCCTAATCCAGCACCAAGGAGTGCTGAAGATGTTACTTTGTTTGCAGACTATGCAAATGCAGATATTATACCAGATGAAATTGATGTCTTGAATTTTCAAACAAAAAAAACTGAAAACCCTACTTGTAACGGCAACATAATTGGTGGGTCACCCGATTACCAAGGTAAAACTACACAAAAAGGTTCTAATCCTTTTTTCAAACATGCAAACGAATGCAGGCCATACAAAGGTCCGCAAACACCACAAAATAATAGATGTGACTTACCACAGTCTGGTGTCCAAATATTATCAATTTCTGGACACACTTTAGTGATGGATGACTCAGTTAAAGACCCTCAAGGAAACATGGAGTGGAATAGAAGCACCAAACCGTTTGATTTTGGTTGTACCGATATGTATCTGGGCAGAACATACTGGAAGTCTGCAACTGGACATACAATAGAATTAAATGATGTTGAAAAAGGTGGAGACACCAAGCAAACCCGTGGGGCCAACAACGGTATTAGACTAAAAACTGCTTTAGGAAATGAACTTTTTCTTTGTGATGATTCAGAAGGGCCAAATTGCCCATCACCGGCAACTGAAAATCAAGGCGTTTTAATAAGAAGCACAAGTAACAATATTATCAAGATGTCAGATAAAGGAAACAAAAGGCCTATTCCATGCCGTAAAGAAGGTGGAACTCCAGTTAATAAAGCTAGTTTTGGATATATTGTTGTAAGAACTGGATATGGGATGACTCTTGATTTGGTTGATAATGGATCGCAAGAAAAAACACAATTTCAATATATGCGTTTAATTTCTCCACAAAGAGACAATACTAAGCGTGGGCCACATTTCATGTTAATGGCTGAACAACCTACTGGACCGGGGACTCTTTATTTGAGAGCCGGTGGCAATTTAATTCAGTCTAGTTGTGATAATTCAGTAGAATTTGTGGGCTATGAGCAAAAAGATGGAAAGTTTGTTGATAATCCAGCTAGCAAAATAACATTTGTTTCAGATAAAAAATATGAACAGATCAAAGACTACTCATATACAGGAGCCAACAGAGTTATATATAATGCACAAAGAGACATCATTTTGCTTTCTGGTCGAGACTATGATCTGCCAAAGGATAAGAACGGAAAGCCTCAAGGGAAAGGTCCGGGTTGTTTTCCAGTAGTCGTGTTTGTACCCGGAAGTAATGGTGGTGGAGTGCTTAAAATAAGTGACAGAATATTTGCCAGTTGTTCTCCACAAGCTCCGACTGTATCCATATATAACATGAGACCTTATGTTAATCCAAGATAATTAGAGGAGCTATGGATTTATTAGCAGCACCGTTTCCAATAGTAAAAACCCCACTTGGCCTTTTAGCTCCCACCACGGGATTGACTGGTATCAAGGGAGATTTGATTCAGCTGCTACTTACAAATCCCGGTGATAGAGTAATGTTGCCTACATATGGCACACCACTTAGAAGACTTCTTTTTGAACCAAATACTACGATGTTAGCTGATACTGCAAGGTCTGCTATCATTCAGGCAATTCAGCAATGGGAGCCAAGAATAGTAGTAGATTCAATAGATGTTGAGAACAGCGCAACCAATGCTACATTTCCATCTGGTGATCCAAAACAGAACCTTGAGAATTTTTTGTATATAAAAATAAAGTTCAGCACCTTTAATAATATTGATGTAGTTGAAGATTTAACATTGCAAGTACCAATAGGCGAGGCATAAGATGGCAGAAACATGTCCTTTTGAAGTTTTACCGTATAAGTCTACGAATATACAGAATCGCCCCACGCCTGTAAATCTAAACTATACCAACCAAGATTTCTGGTCTATGAAAGCCAGATTGATAACATTCATAAAAGAAAGATTTGGCGATCAGTTCAATGATTTTGTAGAATCAAGCCTTGCTTTGATGTTGATCGAGAACTGGTCTTTTATTGCAGATACTCTTTCATTCAAAATCGATCAAATTGCAAATGAAGTTTTTATCGATACTGTCACAGAAATAGAGAATGCATTTAGGTTGGCAAAACTTGTTGGCTACCAACCCATGCCACCTATAGCTTCTAAATGTCTGTGGACAGCAAGAATAAATGCACCCCAAACAATCGACCTCACAATTCCAACTCCTTTCGATGTAAGCTTGGTAAACAACGGTGCTGGGGTTAATTTCGAACTATTTCCAGCCGATGTCTTCAATAGACCTATTTTTGACCAACCTATTATCATCCCAGCTGGTGCAATCACCAATTCGAATATTGTTGGAGTAGAGGGTCAGACATTTACCGATACCTTTGTGGGAACAGGAGAAATTAACCAAAATAGTTTGTTAAATTTTAGACCAGTACTTATGGATTCCATACGAGTTGATGTTGATGGACAAAGATGGGAACAAGTTCCTTTCTTTACGGATTCACAACCCCGAAGAGAATATCGTGTTGAGTACACATCTGATTACAGCGCTTTCATCATATTTGGCAACAATCGTGCTGGATTGATCCCTCCCGCTGGAGCCGTGATCACAGTCACTTATCGTGTGGGTGGTGGTACAAACGGGAATATAGTTACGAATTTTGCAAATGTAGAAACTTTGATTCCTATTGAAGGTCAGGATTTTAGCGTACTGGTCAATCTGAGTAATTATACCCGTGGTGAGTTCGGGTATAACGGAGATACAGTAGAAGATATTAGGAGAAAACTTCCTAACTATAATAGGACACAAGATAGGGCAGTAACAGGTTCTGACTATAAGACATTGTGTGATAATTTTGTAACACCATATAATGGTGTAATGGGAAAATCAACTGCTGCATTAAGACATAACGGATGTGCTGCAAATATTGTTGATATTTACGCTCTGGTTAAGCAAGGTGATAATGGGCTGACCTTGGCTTCGTCACAGTTCAAGGCAGAACTTACCGACTATCTGAACACCAAAAAAATGTTGACAGATTTTATTTGTATCAAAGATGGTGTTATAGTTCTTACATCCTTATCAATAGATGTTGTCTTGGACAAATACTACAGAACATTTGAGGAAAATATCAGGGCCAAAATAGAAAGAAACCTTGCTATTTTCTTCAACTTGAATAACTGGGATTATGGTCAGATTCTAAGAAATACGGATGTTATAAAAGCTTTGTCAAATATTTCTGAACCATATCGTTATGAGGTAAACTTGACTACATCTGATCCGAATAATAGTGGCTCTCAGGTAACCACCAAGTTTTATGAAATAATTCGACCAGACAACATTCAGATTGATTTCCAATATGAGTAATGAGGAGTAATGGCAATTTTATATTACAACAATCCGAAGGTAACTGACCAGATTGAATTTGATTTCTATACTCCAGACGCAGATGGTTGCTTCTTTGCTGATCCTTATGCCGTTGAAAACATCAAAATTTACTTTGTTGAAAGAAATCTCAATGGTACCAAAGATACACTTTCTTTGGTTGATCAATTTGATGTTTCTAAACAAAAAGAATATTTAGACGCTCAACAATTGGCTTGTGATGATCCGACTGAAACAAATATTGCAAATGCCTTTAAATTAAAAAAACAATTCGAAGCTACGAGCATCTATAACAGCACTTGGTATACCCAAGCAGACATAATTTTCAATGTTGGAACTTCAACTTATCCAGTTTGGACTGCTGCTGGTCCAAATACTGATTCAATTATTTCTAAAATTACTGGAGCAAGCGGAGAAGTCCAAAACGGTCATTTCAAATTTATCTGGTCACCAAACGGAACTATCAGGGAAGGTGATTTTTATTTATGCTGGACATGGGCTCCAAACTTAGCTGGTGACAGGTTTTCTGCCTACCTGCATTTTTATGTAAATAGCAACATATCAAATGAAGTTACCAGCCCAGCGCATATTGTTGATCCAAATAAGTACAAAAATCTTCTGGATTCATACCTCCCAGAGATGTACAAAATGTCATATGCAAAAGATGATCTAACAGTACCAACATTAGATAAATTAAACTATGCAATAGGTGATGGATTTACCGTACTAGATAACCTTGGTGTTCAGCTTGTTGACATAACGGATGCAAATGCAACTCAGGAACCGATTTTAGGATATTTAGCCAATTTCTTTGG